GAGAAGATTCGCAAGCTGCCGGCAGGTGGGAAACAGCACAAGGCGGCGAGTATTTTGCAGCGGGTGTCGGCGGTGCAATCACCGGACGGGGTGCTGACTTATTAATAATTGACGATCCGCACTCGGAGCAAGACGCAATGTCTGCTTCTGCGTTCGACAATGCGTATGAATGGTACACATCAGGACCAAGACAACGTCTTCAACCTGGTGCCAAGATCGTACTTGTTATGACAAGGTGGTCTAAAAAAGATTTAACAGGAATATTATTAGATAATCAAAAAGATGTTAAGGGCGATCAGTGGGAAGTGGTCGAATTTCCAGCAATCATAGGCGATGGAGATAGTAAAAAACCTGTGTGGCCACAATATTGGAAAATGGATGAACTTGAAAAGGTAAAAGCAACACTTCCAGTTGGAAAATGGAACGCACAGTGGATGCAAAAGCCAACTTCTGAAGAAGGAGCGCTGATAAAACGTGAATGGTGGAAGAAATGGGAAAAAGAAGACCTGCCAGACTGTTATTATATTATTCAAAGCTACGATACTGCGTTTTTAAAAAAAGAAACAGCCGATTATTCTGCAATTACAACTTGGGGCGTGTTTTATCCGCACGAAGACAGTAAACCAAATTTAATTTTGCTAGATTCTGTAAAAGACAGATTTGAATTTCCAGAATTGCGTCGTGCAGCACTCGAGCAATATAAATATTGGGAACCTGATATGGTAATCGTTGAACAAAAAGCATCGGGCACACCTCTAACTCATGAATTACGGCAAATGGACATTCCAGTGATGACTTTTACGCCAAGTCGTGGTAATGATAAGCACGTACGTGTAAATTCTTGTGCACCGCTGTTTGAGGCTGGTTTAATCTGGGCTCCAACTAATGAACGGTTTGCAGAAGAAGTTATAGAGGAATGCGCGTCATTCCCCTACGGCGATCATGATGACTTAGTCGATAGTATGACTATGGCTGTTATGCGATTCAGGCAGGGAGGTTTCCTACCTCACCCAGAAGATTACGAAGACGAAGTACAACCAACTAGGAAGATGGAATATTACTAATGGCAGTCATTAAAGGTGGATTTGAAATAGTTAAACGAGCAATGCTTAAAGAGCTTATGAAAAGAGGCGATGACGGCATTATGTTAACTTTACCTAAAAATGAAATTGTAGATTTAAACACTAGAATTACTATGGATCGATTAATTAAAGCTGGTATTGATCCTGAGTCTCTGACATCACCCGATCAAGTTTTAAATGTTTTAGAAAATATTAATAATCAAATAATGAAAAATGCTAGAGTAATATCTGCAGATAGTGCCGAAGGTAAAACTATTACAGACAAATTATTTGGTAAAAAAGGTGATGTCGTAGATATGACTGGTAAAAAAATGGATACAAGCCAAGGTATCATGGGTGGTAAGTCTGTAAAAGAATTAATGGAGTCTGGTCAAGTTCAAAAAGGAACTGACGATATTAAAATTAGTGAAAAGATTACAGACAGAGATATGTTTAAAAATTCTAATTTAAATAAGCAAGGTTTTATTAAACAAGGTGATGAAATTACATCAGAAAATTTTGGTACATCTCAATTTGCACCAGGTAATTATTCTAGAACAACTTTAGTAAGAGACACTGTTATTGATACAGTTAAATATATAAAAAGTTTAAAACCAATGGATGCCATGAAAGAAGCAAATTCTGTTATTGGTAGAAAAGGTAAATATAAAGATTTGACACCAGAACAATCTAAAAAAATATTACAAGATACTGAAGACCATATCTTTGAAAGAGATATACCTATTGATCCAGAAGACATGGCTAAGGGCGGTCGTGCAGGATTATACACAGGTGGTATGGTTGACGTTGAACCAAACTTATCTGACATCGGTCACGGCTCAGACGCATTGATGGCTAGAACAAGATTAGTTTCACCAGATGGTCAGGCTACAACTTCTACAGGATTAAATTATTTACTGGCTGAAGACAATGACAACATAAGAGTTCCATTTGCAGGTGGCGGCATGGGCCGTAGAGCATTTTTAAAATTACTTGCAAGTATAGGCGGCGGTGTAGCTGCAGCTAAATCTGGTATATTAGGACTTGGTAAAGGTGGTGGTAAACAAATTACAAAAGAAGTTGCAAAAGAAGTTGCAACTGGATCAGGAACAGTGCCGCCTTATTTTTTAAACCTTGTTAAAAAAATTAAAAATTTAGGTGATGATGCACCAAGACTTGCAACAAAAGATAGAGAAAAAGTTACAACCTATAAAGATTATACATTAACTGAAGATGTTACAACTGGAGAAAAAACAATTCAAAGAATGAAAGTAACTGATGATGGTTCAGAAGCTTATTATGGTCAACCTTTAACTGAAGAAACTTACATGAGTTATAAACCTGGACAAGCTGATGAGCTGACTAAAGGTAAAACTCCACCAGATGAGTACGAAGAAGGCACAGCTTATCTAAGAAGTGATAGAGGAAACGCGGGAGAAATTGTTGATGAGTCATTTGAAATTTCTGATGACGTTATTGAAGAAGGAACTATGTTTGAAGATAACTTATCTGATTTTGGTAAAGCAGAAGGTGGTCGTATTGGTTATGGCATAGGAGGTTTATCTAAACTTGGTATTACCGGCTCATCACGTAGATTTTTAGAAAAAATATTTGGTAAAGGTAGTCTAGATGAAATGATTAAAAGAGATCCGGAAATGCACAGAGGATTATTAGAAGTAACAGAGATGTTTAGAAAAAGAGACAAAGAAGGTTTAAAAGCTTACATGAAAAATTTCTTACCTCACATGGATGATACACAAATAGAAGAATTTATAATTGGTGATGCAGTTGATATTGCGGGTCAAGCAAAATTTGGTCTTGGTGAGATGCAAGGTCAACTAATTAGATTGGGTAGTGGTCGAGATTACAAAGGCAAATTAGAAGCGATAAAAAAATTAGAGGATGCTCAAAAACTAGACACGTTAGATGTTACTGAAGAAATGATTCGTAAGCCTAACGCATTCGGTGGCATTCAAACTATGTTAGGAGAATAATGAACGACATACTTAGTCAAATCATAGCTTACTCTCCAAATAAAATAGACACAGAAACAAAAGCAAGAGCCATGGTCCAAGGACCACGGAACATAAAACTAGCAGAGGTTCCAAGATCCGAGATGGATAATTTTAACACCCCTGACCTCGAACAAGCGCCAGATTCTTATCTTAGACCTGGTGAGACGTTAGAAGACTTTGATGTAGAATTTAGAAGACCTAATGCTCAGGGTGGTGTTCAACAGTTAGTAAGCAACACGGTCGATGGATCACGGCCTGGGTATGCTGGTAGACCCTTATACAAAGGTCAAAAAACAATTCAAAAAAAACAAAACGGTGTTTTAACGTACGCAAAAAAAGGAGCACCAATTAAATATTATGATCCAAAAGAATATGGATCAGAAGCAAAAGCTTTTAAAGCTGCTAAAGCAGATGTAGAGGCATCACAAGTTTCTAAAAAAACAGCAAATATTAAAAACATAGACATAGGAAAAGTTAAAGAGCTTCGTGCTAAAGGAATATCTATTAAAAAAATAGCTGATGAATTAGGTGTAGAGCAAAGAACAATATCTGATAGACTTAAAAAAGCTGGTGAATCTACAAAAGATTTAAGTACAAGAGATGCAATTCCAAAAGAAATTCAAAAAGATATTAAAGCTAAATATTCTTCCGTTAAAAACTGGGACTTTAATAAATTTACATATGGTATTTCTCCAACTTCAGATATAAAACTTTATGAAAAAATATCAAACTTTGTAGCTGAACCTAAACCTTATGAAATAGCTGGTGATTTTTCTAAAGCTGACGGTTGGTTAGCAGCACAAATGAATAGATCCTATAAATTAGGGAATAAAAACTATACTCCTATAAAAGCAATGGTAAATAATAAAAATAAAATTGTTGGATTTATAGATAATACTGAATTTGGTGGTGGTGGTAAATATATTGTTAATGAAAAATTTATAAAAGGAAAAAATGCAGATGGAGTTTTAATGTCTCTTCATCCAGACTACGAAAACACAGCAAAGTTTGTTGATATTTCAAAAAAAGCAAAACTACCTGTTCAAGGAGTTTTAAAAGATTTATTAAAAAATGAAGGGGTTGATACAAATAGAATATCTTTATCTGATTTATTTAAATACATGAAAGGTGAAGTAGGTATTGAAGGAACTAAATCTGCTTTAGAAAAACACCACATATCTGGAGTTAAAAATAGAGCTACAGGTAATTATCAATTACTGGATAGAGACTTAAATATTTTAGCAAGAGACGTTGAAACTGAAATAAGAGCAGGTGATTTATCTAGAGAAGGTGAAATAAAGAAAAAAGGTGTAATGGTTGAAATAGATGGACAGACTTATGGTAGTGGACCTAAAACACCGGAAGGACAATTCAAAAGGTTTGAAAAACAAATTACAAACTTTTTTCAAAATAATCCTAATTCAAAAAATGTAATAGTAAGAATGGCTAAAATAGGTTGTCCTGGTAAAGCTAATGGTGGTCGAATAGGTTTTGATCAAGGTTTAAATGTAACATCGTGCGCTGCAAAAGGTGTAGAAAAATTACAAGGTGATCCAGGTAAACTAACACCAGGTGATCAAGCAAATGTTCGTGCACTTGCAAAATCAGGTAAAGCTGTAAAATTTTTAAAAGGAGTCTTAGGACCAGGGGCAATTCTTGGTGAGGTTTTATTAGAAGGAGGTATAGCTGCAAATAAATTTATGGATCAAGGTATGCCAATCAAACAAGCATTAGGTGAGTCTTATATTAATAAATATGTATTAGGACCAAAATCACAAATAGATGTTGAAGCAGAACGTGCAAAAGAATTTGCAAAAGGTGAAGATTTTGCAATGGCAGAACGTGGTAGAAGAATGGCACCGTTTATGGCACAAAGTGCAACGGCTGATGCGCAAAGATTAAAAGATCGAATGAAACAAATGGAAAAAGTTAAGACATATGAAAACTTTAAACCTAATTATGGTTTTACAAAAGAAGAGTTTGAAGATACTATGAGACAGATAGGATCATTAAAAGAAGATCAAGTATATCGAGATGATTTTTATAAACAACAAGTAGAAAAACCAATAGAATTTAAACAATTAATGGAACTACCTAGTTTTAAAGGAACACAAAAAGAATTTATGGAAGGAGGCATAGCGAGTTTAAATGTCAAAAAATAGAAAACCACAGAATAAGAAAAACCCAACACTTGCAGCTAAGAATCCTGGTTTTAAATGGTGGGCAGTACCACCTAAAAAAGGACCTTTATCACAGGGGTTGAAATTACCACCAAAACAAGTTAAGAAAGTCTAGGAGAAAATATATGGCAGATATAGACAAGTCTCTCCCAAACGTTAAAAGACCTGAAGAAGTTGCAGAAGAGGTTGACGTTGAGGAGATTTTAGAAACCGAAAAAGGACCAATCGAAGTTACAGAAGATGAAGAAGGGGCTACAATTGATTTTGATCCTCGTGCAATGCAAATGCCAGATGGCGGCGATCCTTTTGCAAACTTAAACGATTTACTTCCAGAAGAAGACACAGACCTAATTGGTAATCAATTACAAAACGATTACATGGAATATAAAATGTCTCGTAAAGATTGGGAACGAGCATATATTACTGGACTAGATTTATTAGGATTTAAATACACAAACAGAACAGAACCTTTTCAAGGAGCATCAGGTGCAACTCACCCTGTGCTAGCTGAAGCTGTTACACAATTTCAAGCGTTAGCTTACAAAGAATTATTGCCTGCAGATGGACCCGTTAGAACAATGGTCATGGGTAAGTCAGATCCACAAAAAGAAATGCAAGCACAAAGAGTTAAAAATTTTATGAACTACCAGATCATGGATAAGATGACAGAATATGAATCTGATTTTGATCAAATGTTATTTTACCTACCACTATCAGGTTCTACATTTAAAAAAGTTTATTACGACGATTTATTGGAACGAGCAGTTTCTAAGTCTGTTCCAGCAGATGACCTTGTTGTTCCGTATACGGCTACCTCATTAGACGATGCAGAATCGGTCATTCACGTTGTCAAGATGTCAGAAAATGAATTAAGAAAACAGATGGTATCTGGATTCTATTCTGACATCGAGTTGACAAAACCCACAGGCACAGTAACTAACGAACTTGATGAAAAAGAAAGAGAGTTAGAAGGTGTTACAAAATCCCAAAGAGTAGATCCTTTATATACAATTCTAGAATGCCACGTTAATCTAGACTTAGAAGGATTCGAAGACGTTGGTCCCGACGGAGAACCAACTGGAATAAAATTGCCTTACGTCGTTACAATCGAAGAAGGCAGTAGGAAAGTTTTGTCTATTAGACGAAACTTTGCGCCCAATGATCCAAAGAAAAATAAAATCCAATATTTTGTCCACTTCAAATTTCTGCCAGGACTAGGATTTTATGGCTTAGGATTAATTCATATGATTGGCGGATTGAGTCGTACTGCAACTGCGGCTCTCCGTCAGTTATTAGATGCAGGGACATTATCAAACCTACCAGCGGGATTTAAGCAACGTGGTGTCAGAGTAAAAGATGATGCCGCAAATATACAACCAGGAGAATTTAAAGATGTTGACACTCCAGGTGGTAATCTAAAAGATGCTTTCGTATTCTTACCTTACAAGGAACCATCAGCTACACTATTGCAGCTAATGGGAATTGTAGTTCAAGCAGGACAAAGATTCGCGTCCATTGCTGACATGCAGGTTGGGGACGGGAATCAACAGGCCGCTGTTGGTACGACCGTAGCTCTTTTAGAACGTGGTTCAAGAGTAATGTCAGCAATCCATAAAAGACTTTACGTAGGTCTAAAAAAAGAATTTAAATTACTTGCCAAAATATTTGGTGAGTCTTTACCACCAGAATATCCTTATGATGTTCCTGGTGCATCAAGAAATGTTAAAGCAACAGACTTTGATGAAAGAGTAGATGTTTTACCAGTAGCTGATCCTAATATATTCTCAATGAGTCAGA